AGTAGTAACAGGAGCTATAGCGGTATCAAATACATCAATACCACCAGCGGTGCCATTACCTTGATAAACCAAGTTTTTTAGGCGTGTTCGCCCAACAAACATAAAACCAGAACCGCTTGAGTGTGACCCTTTTACATCATATTGCATTGTCATAATTAATCTCCTTAAATTTTAATGGGGGCAAAAGCCCCCTAGATTAATTAGTTTTGTTGTTGACCGTTATCAGATACATAGAAGCTAATATAACCGCTTGATGTACCTGAAGCTACGCCGTTAGCAGCTGATGTAATAACAACTACATTAGTAGCATTAGCAACATTACCTAATGAAGCGCCTGTATTAGCACCGCCAACTGCAAATGCTGCACGAGATGCTGTAGAAGCTGCTAATAATATACCTGTTGGAACTGCTGTACCTGTTACAGGTGTTTGGCCTGGACCAATACTTGATAGTGGTGTAAAGCCTAAATCAATTTTACCTGTACCTGTTGCTGTTACAGTAACATTTGTAACAACTGCGTTAGCTGGTAAAACAACTGGAGTATTAGTTAAGCTTGATGAAACAACAACGTTTGCTGTTGCTGCAACGTTTGCAATATAAAACGGAACAGTCATTAACATTGAACCGGCGGTAGTAGTGCGTGTTTGGTCCCCACCGTTAGAGCGCCAAACAGCTAGTGTGGTAGAACGAGCCATAATTTATCCTTCATACAAAGTTAAGTTTATTAGTTATGTATGTATCTGCCGGGACAGTCTAATAAACCGGATTACCCGGATATAACTATATTACTACATTTTTATCATAAAGCAAGTAATTATAAATAAAAAAAGGGGCGATTAAGCCCCTTTTTAGTAGTACATATCAAATGCTTAATTAAGCACCTGCTGAACCATACATACCTAATGGGTCAGACCAACCGAATGAGTAACGTTCACGTGATTTATAACGTACATTACCTGTATCAAAGTCGCCGTCCATAGATTGTTGTAGTGGAACACGAACAAAGTGTTTCATACCGTTAGGCACATCAGTTGTTAAGAACCAACCATTTGTGTCAGTCAAGAAGTGGTTAATTGCGTAACCTTCTGGAATAGCACCGTTGTTTTTTAACGCATTGATGTCATTGTCGTTTGTACCAACACGTAACTCAGTTTCTAACAAGCGTGTTGCAACGAATTGCAATGCTGGTGGAACGATAAGTTTACGTGGTTTAGCAGCGATAAGTAAGCTACGTTCATCAGTCCATAATGAAATTTGAATTACTGCTGCTTCTAAAGAAGTTTCATTCAAATCTGCTGGAGTTGTAGGAACGTTACTGTTTGTACCGCCTGAAACGAGTGGATGTGATGCAGAGAATAATGGTTGACCATCACCGCCGTTGTAACCAGCAGTAAAGCCATTATTAAGAACTGCAGCAGCCTTAACTTGTTTTGTGTAAGCCATAGAACGAGCTAATGCTTTTGTATAACGTGCTGATAATGAATCATACAAGTTATCTTCAATAGCTTCTTCAGTTAAGCTGAAGCCTTGAGCAATAGTTTCGTGTGTATAGCGAGCTGTCCAAGCTTCTTGACCATTGTCATAAGCAATTGCAGCGCCTTCGTTTTTAACTGGGGCAGCTGAGAAACCTGAAAGTTTTGTTTCTTCTTCGAATGAACGTTCAGAATTTTCTGTTTCATAAATTTCTTTATGTTCTTCGCCGTATTTTGCGTATTCTAAACCGAATAGCGCATTAAGTCCTGGTAATAGCTCTTTTAGGAGCTGTGCACGTGAAATAGCCATGTTTATTTCTCCTTAATTAAGCTAAATTGTTTGCAAGAGCAACGTTGTATTGTTGTGTGTTGATTTTAACGAGAACTTCACAGAAAGTTGTTGAAGTAACGTTTGTATCAGGCACAACAGAAATAACGCGCCATGGAAGTGTTGATGTATTAGCACCGGATGCTGCTGTTACCCATGCACCTGAATCACCAGTAGTGGTTGAACCAGTACCAGCATAGTATGACATGTTTGTACCAACTGCATTTTGTGCAACTGTTGTAACTACACCATTAGCGTAACCAACTGCTACTTTGTAAGCAGCATATGGGTCATCAACAACGTACGCAATTGCGCTTGTTACTGATGTGCCAGGGTAATACTGAGCTTGCACAGTTTGACCTTGTGCATTTACATATTGGACGCCTACGAAAATACCAGCAATAACTGCTGATGTAACTTCAGAGCCCGATGTTGAAGATTTTGCAATAGTTCCGCCTGTAACAATCGCAACTGGGTCACCGTAATAAATTGCAGTATTATAAGTACTAGCAATAGGTATTTGACGGAAAGCACCAGCATATGGTAAACCGTCGATACGGTTTATCGGGCGAAAGCCATAGGGATTACTAACGACAGGATAAGCCATTTATAACTCCTTTTATATTAATTATTAACCTTTACCAAAACTAGTCGTAGTTTTTCGTTCATTGAACAAAGGCATACGAGGGTCGCTTTGGCGCATTAAAGTCTGGTCCACTGCTTGAGTTTGCATATCGCTTTGTTTGGCATAATGTTCATTACGTTGTTGGACAAATTCGACAGGAGTCTTACAGAGGAGTAAACCGCCAATCTCAACATTGTCTTTATATCGACTGTTGGGGTCAGCTAACAGTTTAAATTTGGGTTGTTCTTCAAGACTTACGGGTTCCCATCCTTCACGCAATTTAGCGGAAAGGTTACGTGGGTCTGCGTTATTTAGTGTTGAAACACGAATCCATCGATATGCATAACCAGCCTGTTTATCAGGCTCAGGGAGAAGTTCAGGTTGCGTCCACTGTTTAGGGCGCTCATTAAATTCACGATTATCTATATCTCTACTTATTTTATTCTCAGCCATCTTAGGCCTCCATTTTCAAAAGTTCACGAACGTACTGCTCTGGTGTTAAGCCAAGTTTCTTAGCAATTGCAACTTGCGATTGCGAAAGCCTGACTCGCTTCGGTGCCGTCGACCGTGTAGCCGGAGCTACATTCGTTATCGGCTTAGTTTTAGAAGTGTCCTCTTTAGACTTTGCCCCTTCTTTTGGTTCTTCAGCATCTTCAGGATTGAAGTATTCTGAAAAACGTTTATGCATCGTTTTGTCCAACTCTGCGTAATATCTATCTGAACCCACTACAATGCCGTTATCTTTAAGCTCTTCATGGAGCCCAAGTGCAAATGCAGTCATAGCTTTGTTCTGTCCGAACCAATCATTGTCTGCTTGCCAACGCATCACCCTATCATCTGGGCGAGGCACTTGTGGAGTTGCATACTCACTTTGTACAGGATTTTCTTCCTGTTGTAAAGGGGGTAGCTTAAATCTTTTTACTTTTTCTAGTTCAAGCTGGGCGTTAGTCATTTCTTCTTGAGCTTCAACCATCTTGTCACCATCACCTGCATCATATGCTTCTTTGTATGCACGTTTGGCTTCTTTAACTTTGGCTTCTGCTGCGCCCTTCACCGCTTCTTTGTATTCTTCCTCACCTTGAGAAAGCATACCTTTGATACGTCTATTTTCTTCCATTAAACGTTGTGCGGCTTCAATTGCTGCTTGACTTTGACGTTCTGCAGATTCTGCACGACGACGTTCGTCATTCCATACTCGCTTCATGCGAATAAGTTTGTCTTTAGCGTCTTTACTATACTTATCTAGGTCATCAACTTCTACTTCAAGTTCTTTGACTTTGTTTGGGTCTGAAGGTGTACGATTACGGTCCTCGGGAGGTGTATCGTCTTCAATGTCAATTTGAAGTTCGTTATTAACTTCATCATGAATCTCTATTTTTTCTTCAGTCTTTTTTTCTGGTGCTTCGTCAGGAAATTGATATTCCTCTTTTTGTTCTTCGGCCATGTCCGCCTCCTATTAAAATTTACGTTTAATTCCACGAGGGTCTTCTACTACTGCCTCGACAGAATCGTCATTGATGATTCTAAATTCCTTACCATGTATGACAAGTCGAGTACCTGCATTGGGTCTAACCAATACAAAGTCTTTTTCTTTACACCATGGGCCATTTGGGAATCTAGTTGGGTCCTTAAAGCAATCTGGACCTAGAGCTACTACATATAGTACTGTAGATAAAAGTTCTTCCCGTCTGATATATTCATCTGGAAGAGCTAAACCACTATCGGTTTCTTTATCTACTTCTGGTATTGCGCATAGAATGCGGTATCCAGAAGGTTTAGGAAGCTGCTTTGCTTTTTCAACATCTGTTGCATCGCCTACAATTGCTCGTATTTCTGCTTCTTCTTGACCTTCTTTTTTAGCGCGTTCCGCCATGTCTGACAAATCTAACGCTCTGTCAAAGTTAAGGTTACTCATCGTCCGAGTTCTCCATTCTGTTTTTCAGGTCTTTGATAATGGCACATGCAGCTTCAAGACCGCGTAACTGACCACATGTGTATTTATATTCCTCAAAAGATGCGCATTGTCCACGGGAGGCAGCATCACTTAGCATTGTCATGCGTTCAGTGATTTCTTTTTGAAGGTAATCGAGGGTATCCATTATTTATTATTCTCCTTGTTTAGGGTTTTGTTCCTTTTGGTTCTGAAGCATATCTTCATGTTTTAATATTTCTAAAGCATGTTTCTTTGTAGTTAACTCTTTATCCTGCTTCATTTGAGCTACTGTTTTTAATGCATCAAGATTACGATTTGCTTTTTCATTCTTCTGTCTATCTCCAATTTGAGCAGCAGCTTTCATTGCATCAATTTGTAGTCCTTTATTTTTTAGTTCAACATCGGCTTTATCTTTTGCTGCTTTACGTTGTTGCTCTTGAGCTTTAAGTTGAAGTTCTTGCATTTGCATTTGAATGATTGGGTCTTGAGCTTGCTGTTGAGCTTGCGCTTGTTGAGTTTGCTGTTGACTTTGTTGTAATAAGCGTTGTGCAGCCATGGACAACATAGGAGCCAATCTTGCTTCTGTTTCTGGGTCCATAGGTACATCTTCACCCGATGCATCTACTTGTGCTGGTAAATTAAATCCTAATTGATTTTCAATTTCAACTCTATATTGGAAACCTAAATGTTCATTAATATGCGCCATCATTGCGGCTTGCAATGCTTGTGCCATTGGATTATTTTGTAGTAACGCCATAATTTTAGGGTCTTGCATAGCTGCCATATGTACTGTGATATGAGCTTGGTGGTCTTGGTATGCAAAAGCTTTTACAGGTTTTGACATTAAGATATTTTGATTCTCTGTCACAGGGTCACATGGTTTCATATCTTCTACCATAGGAATTAATTTCTGTGCATTCTTAACACCTAACACATCCAACATCTGACGATGCAATAGTGGCATGTTATACATCTGTGGAGCAGATTGTGCCAACTGTAATACCGCTTGGTACTGTACAATTTTTTGTGCCATGGTTGATGCATTTGGGTCAGATACTGGAATAACGTCAACGTTATCGTAGTCTGACTTTTTAGCACGACGGTCACCTTCAGCTGGGTCATAGTTATAATCTTCTGGAGTGTAATCGGCAATAATCTTTTTAAGAAGTTTTAATTCTTGTTTTAAGCTGTAATGGATACGTGCTTGTACAGCTGACATCACTTTGAGTGTACGTTCTAATATTGCTAACGTCGTACCTACAGGTGCTTGTGCTGACATATCTGAAAGGTTCAAATCGGCCGTATTTGCAAAGCGTCTGCCTTCTTCAATAATCTTATCCATCAACATAGCAAGTACTTGGCTAGGTTCTTTGTATGGAAGTGGCATAATATTGTCACGCATTGCACCACTTGGTACATCTACATCACGCCATTCGCCTGGGGCAATCGGTGTATCATCACCTTTAACTCGTAAACCACGTGTTTTAAAGCCACCTGGTAAGTTACTTAGTGTACCTGCGTCAACAAGTTGACGAATAATCGATGTACCTGACTTAGCATATGCGCCAATAAGGTGAATAAGACCAAAACAATAGAATCCAAAGCCAGGAATGTAGCCATAATGCACAAAATGCTGGCGTTTAGTCTTTAATTTGTCGTCTGGCTGCCAATTTCTGCGTATAGCTAAGATAGTGCCAGTACCTTTTTCAATAGTTACTACATAAGGTAGTGCAATTCCTGTTTCTTCACCATTTTCATCAATATCTTCAAAGCCTGGGAGGTCTAAATCAACATGCATCTCTAAAACTTTGTATCTATCGTCAGAAGACGCACGGAAACCTAGTTTTTCTGCAATTTTCTTCTCAACTTCATCTAAAGAGGCAACCGGCTCACCTAAATCTACGTCTCTATAGAAGCCATTTACCTGTAAAACACGTAATTCATTCTCTGTTTTACGCATAACATGCGATACACGCGGGGAAGATGCTAAATCTGATGCACCATAAGGGACAACAATGTCCTCTGCAGGTACATACATAGCCACTTGACGCTGTAATTGTGGGTCATAATAGACTTTTTTAAATGCATTTCCTGCTAATCCTAGACCCCAAAGCATTCTTTCGGTCTCAGGACGGTATTCTGGCATCTCTTCTGTGAGCTGATAGTTCATATCATCTTCAACACGCTCAGCAGATTTTTTCTTTTCAGGTGTTTCTTTACCAACAATGATAGTTTTGACGGGTCCTTTTGCTGGGAAAATGGACATCATAGTTTCTGATTGGAACTTAACTAAAGCTTCAGCTAATAACGGGTGATATACACCACATGCGCCTTCCCATGGCTCAGCTCTTTCTTCAATTTTTAAACCTAATAACTCTAAACCGTCTACATAAGTTTGTATCCAGTCTTTTCTTGATGATACATCACCATCAAAGTCACCAATTAAATCACCCGATAATTCAGCTAACTCACCATCAGATAAAAGTTCTGCAAGATTTTCGTTGAATTCGTCTTCACCTTTTTCTACTGAATTGTCAAGGATAACTTCTAAGCCATCCATTCCAATCTTGACAGACTCAGGGTCTTCAATTTGTATTTCAATTGGAGCCTCTTGTTGAGCTGCCTCTTCAATTCCTTGAGGTGCTGCGTATAAACCTTTATCTATATTAGTTGCCATAGTTTTTCCTTAGTAATAACCTTTATTTCTTTTTGACTTAAACATTTTTAATTCATCAGGTTCGTCTGAAGGTAACCTAATAAACCCACCCTGTCTGAATCGCATGAGTGCCATTGTGGTTGAGTCCACCAAGTCATCATGACTCATAAATGGAAATCCTGCAATTTCTTCTATAACTTCTTCGCCCCACCTTGCTTCTGGTATCCAACATAGTCCAGACTTTACAATATCGGCTACACTATTTAATCTTGCTAGTTTATCACCACTTCCACGATGTGGGGTATATTCTTGCACCGGCATACCCATTCTTCTTAATTCTTGGTATAAAGCTGTACCTGCTGACTTCTTTTCTACAATAAAACTATCAGGTTCCCATTCTTTATACTCATTTAAAGCTAAATCTTTTAGGTCTGGAAACTCTAACCGTTTCTTAATACTATTTAATAGTATTATATTATACGCTTCTTTTTCCTCATTCATAAATACTCCCCATGTAGTGAGGGCAGTAAAGTCAGCTCGATTGTTAGTTTCGGCTGCGGCGTCAAGACTCATAATAATATATTCACATTGTGGTGGTCTTTCTTCTTTCCATATATTCCACCATTCTCTTTTTATAACAGATGCTTCTTCTGCCGTAGGATTCTGTTGATACTGTGCGTTCCACTGGAACACAGGCATGGACGCTTTTGTTTGACGTAATGCCTGTAAGGTATATTGTTCTGGCCAAAGTGCTTTCTCATCCTTAGCGCCTTCATTAAATATTGCAGGGAACTCAACCACTTCATACTGGTCTGCTTCCTCATTATTGAGCATGTCACGGACAACACGTCCAGTTAAGTCATCTTGGTGCCATCGAGTTTGTACAATCGCGACACGTCCTTTTGGCATAAGTCGTGTTCTCGCACCATATGTAAACCATTCATACGCCTTCTCGAATATCTCGAAGTTCCCGCTAATAATATCCTGCTCGTTGTGAGGGTCATCAACAAGGAGTAAATCAGCACCACGACCAGCAAGAGCGGAACCCACACCACAAGCAAAATACTCACCGCCAACATTCGTATTCCACCGACCAGCAGATTTATTATCTGCAGCCAAAGTAACTGTAGGAAATATTTGTTTATATGCAGGATTATCAATTAAGTTCCTTACCTTTCTACCAAAGTCAACCGCTAAGTCAGTCGTATGTGATACCATCAAAACTTTTTTATCAGGATACTTTCCTAAAAACCATGCTGGAAAATATATAGATACAAGTTGAGATTTACCATGACGAGGCGGCATGTTCACACATATTCTTGTCTCAGTACCTTCTGCAATATTCATTAATAAATCGCCGAGTCGTCTGTGGTGCTTACCCACTTTATAATCAGACTGCATCTTTTTACAAAACTCAATCAAGTCATCACGACATGCTTGTGCGCTCTGACGTCTTTCTAACTCCACTAATACTAAGTCTATTTCTTCCTGGTCAGTTAAATCAAACTCATCTAAATTATTGAGGAGAAAATTTAATTCCACATCATCTAAAGACTCAAGCTGGTTTGTCTGTGTCATCATCATACTGTTCGTTAGATTCGGCAGGTTCTATTCCTAATTCTTTATCTATATCTATAGTCTCACCATCAAGTTCAACTGACTCCACAGTCTCAGCATCCTGAACATTTTCTTGTGGGTACATGAGCTTTCTAATTTTATCTTTGAGTGTATTGACTAACTCTTGTGATGAACGGTTATTCACTGTGACTTCTGATTTTTCTGTGAAGAGTCCCACGTCTGTAATCTTACCAAGTAGCTCGAGTGCACGAAGTCTAATCTTCGCATCTTCATTCTCTGACTCCATGATGAGTTTATTTGTTACTAACAATCTTATCTGTGTGGCGTTCTCAACCACCTTCAACGCATAAGAATCTAATATGTGTTTAGTCTGTATATATGTGGGTGCTGAAAAATGTTTAGATTGCGTCAGAGCTTTCCGGTTCCCCTTGTCTGGGTCTTCAGCAAGCTTGAGAATAACTTCTTCAGCTTTCTCTTTATCTTCTTCGGTGGGTTCTATCTTTAGTTCGAGATACTCAGCTGTCGCACATGCGGCATCCGCTTTCTCTTTAAAGTCAGCTAGTGGAATATTGTTTTCAGGTAACTCAATACCTACGTCGGGTTCTATGTTTAGTTGCATCAAATCTTATGTCCAGATTGATATGGGGTTTGCGCATTATATATTAATTTGTTAGAACGTGTCTATATCAAACCTATATATGTCACATATTCTTTGAGCCAAACCCATGAAGTTGTGGTTATGTGAATCAAAATCCCACTTGCCGTTGTGGTATCGACACAAGTGAATCATCTCATGCAATAACGTCTCACTCATTTTATGCCACGTATCATTCGATATATCGAGTTCAATTCGGCAAGGCTCTGTATAAAAGTATCCTAGGGCTCCGTCTAACTTCTTTACTGCAAATTGAATCTTGTGGGGTGCAGGCATACGATACTGATTAAATGGTGGCATTTTAATAAGTGCACCATATAGTATTCTTAAATTTCGTCTAGTAAGTATTTTGGGGGCCATACTATATAGTATACACAAAAAAAGAGGGGCGTTAAGCCTCTTAGTGTATAACGCAATTGTTACTTATTTGTGACGCGGCCGATTTTTTATGCATATTAGGTAAGTGCTTGATTTTTATATAAAAAATTTTTTAGGCTAGGTACTTAAAAATGATGACGGGGGGTGATTTGTAAAACTTGGATTAGTAGTGTGCGTAATAGTAGACCTATAGGTCGGTATGGAACCAAATCTACAAAATGGGGTATGGGGGTCAATGTTAGTCACAGGACTAACATGGTTTACAGCATGGCATGGCATGAACCCGTATAATAGGAACTGTCGGCAAGGCAATATCGCAGTGCAGACATTAACATAAAGGAAACATTACCATGGCTACATTAAAAGAACTTACTCAAGTATCAATCACTAACGTTGTTAGTGCTACTCAAGACGTAAAAGGCAAGACTAAAAAGATGACTGACTTACTTGTCGCAGATGGTGTTAAGTCATCAATGCTAGATAAGCCTAGTAAAAAGACTGACGCGAACCCTAACGCTACGTTGCAATTTGGTATCACTCAAGCAATTATAAAAGGGTTGCCTGTGACATGGCAGTCACTAATTGCTAAGGATACTAAGACGCTAAGCGAAAGTGACAAGACCGAAAAGCGATACGCGCAAATGCAAGTGGGTAGCTATTACGGAAAAGTAAAACGCGCTTTGATAGATTTCGAAACTCCAAAATCTACTGCGCCACGTGTCACACGTAGTGCCGTGCAACGTATCATTGACAGTTTAAATGATGCAATTGACGTTGCGCAAGGTTCAGAAGATTTGAACATGGACGTTGCAGTATTTGTCAAAAATATTAAAGCAAGTATCGCTTTAGTAAAATAATAAGTAATAACATCTTAAGCCCTAGCCTAAAAAGCTAGGGCTTTTTTTTGCCTGTTAGTCTTAGGACTAACATTATATAACCCATGAATATTTCGCTATGCGAAAAGATACCAGTGACTTTTTAACGCGTGTAGCACAGGGTAAATTAGTTTCGGCTCAGTAGAATGTTATGTTATCAATCCGTATTACTTTTTTTCTACCTACAGACCAAAAAGGTTTTACTCGGTCATCATGAAAATGTGTAGCATTGCCAACTGGATTAGTGACTTGCTTGTTCATTATCTGTAAAGATATTAACTCATAAGATAAAAAAGTCTTTTCATCTATATACATCTTACCTTGTAATACTTTTCTAACACCATCAAACTGATAAGGTGCTTCGGTCACGGAACATATCCTATTAACATCTTGATTGGCTCGGTTCATAATGACATAACCTACACCATGAGTGAGTTCGATATTGTTAGCCCCGTATGTTTCACCAATTAAAGCGATAGCCATACAAGCAACTTGTGGTAATAAGTTCACCATATAGTTCTCCTATTAATATGTTAGTCGGTGGACTAACAATGTATACCAGTGACTTTATAAAGCGTAAAGCATAGGGTTGTTGCCTTGTCTAACTGATATGCTTCACAGCATATCACTTTTTTTGCTCATGTGCAAGACTTATTTTAACTTTGTATTGAACCCAATTGAACCTTGTATTGAACCCCGTAAGTCATTGATTATTAAGTTTTGTTCGTATTGAACCTATTGAACCCATGTTTTTGAGTGTTTCGCCAAACAGACCTTACCTTTTCAATATTTCTTAACTTAAATTTATTTTTGCCCGACACACTAAAAAGCAGGGTTCAAAAGGAACAAAGGTACAAAGCAGTCGTACCAAGGGGCATTAAAGAACAAATAAGGTTCAATAGGTTCAAATACTTTATAATATAATATAATATATATTAATAATATAACTAACGAATTACTAGACTTTGATATCACTTTACTTGACTAAGACCGACATACGTGTTATACTATTATTAAGTGGTCGAGGTTTCTGCTGTTAGTCCCAAGACTAACACATACAAACATGTTAATACGTTGTATGTTAATGACAGGCTCATCAGGCTCACGAACAAAATGTCTTACTTTTATATAACTTTTACGGAGACACAAAATGACAACAACATCAAACAAGAACGCAAGAGTGTTAGTCAACGGACTAACAGATTTCAAAGGGAGCAATACCTTTGCCGAAACTAACGCACCAACTGAAACACGCCCCACTTATTTATACGTAGTCTATTCATATGGCTATCACTTCCCCATGTATATCGCCGAGTGGTTTGAAGGTGGAGTACCCACATGGTATGAGAACACCGACAAGTATTCACGTTCGACCACAAGACAACAGAGTCACACACGCCCAAGTAGCCCTACGATACCTATGGATACAGAACAGATGAAACGACTATCTCGTTATGGCATAGTCGGTGTCGTAGTACAACCCGAGAACAACTCATCAACGCGTATGACTGAGGAAGAAATTAACCGAGCCATACATAACATAGCCAACTCAAAACTATCATACAGACTAAACGCATGGTAGTTAGTCAGCCGACTAACATAAACAACTTAACATAAGGAAACGATATGAATAAATATTATGTAGTAATCAAGCAAATGGTATATGAAAAGGCTTTAGTCGAAGCCGAAAGTATCGACCAAGCTATCGACAAGGTGAATGACAATGTAGAGTCATTCGATTGGGTTGTATCAAGCACAGACGACTTTGAGATAAGTGAGGTGTTTGATGCATAAACATCACTGTAAAGATTGTGGTAATCAGATACACCAAGCACGTGCAAGATTAGGTTATGCCGTATGCCTACAATGTGGTGAGGAAATAGCCCGACGAGTAAAGCACACCATAGCACCTATGCACAAGAGTAATTACATGCTCATCACAAACATGGACGATTTGAAAGGTTTGAATAACAAAGGGGGGATTGTAAAATGAGTTTAATTCAGAGCTATATCGTGCAGTATCGGGACTTACCTATTAACACGTTAATAAAACTTAAACAGAAATTGAAGGAAGATGTAGATGTAGATAGTGAAACAAAACTTTTAGCAATCGACATTATTTTAAGGGGAACTAAGATATGGAAACACTAAATAAAAAGTTAGTCGACAGACTAACAACTGAAACAAAACAACGTGCATATAATTATGACAGGCACGTAGCTATGTCAGAACACAATCGGCACGTAAGACAATGCCGAATTGAACGCGTAAAGGAAGTGGTAATACAAGGGGCAAAAGATTTTATAAGTTATGTTTTGCCGTATGTAGTAGCAATGGTGTTAATTTTTTCAATCATGAGTTTGAGAGGATAGTATGGAATATATACATTTTTTAGTATGGTTTGTATGTGGGTTCTTTTGTGGTGCGACGTTAATGCGAGATAAGATTAACCGAGAAACCAAAAGACGTTATCAAGAAATGCTTGACGAAATGCACGAAAGTAAAAAACGTGGCTATGGTCGAGTACGTGAAATAAAGGAAGATGACAAATGAAAACAATTAAGTTTAGTATCGTAGCCCAAGTGACATTGGACGAGGACAAGGTAAGAATGATTGGTTCGCTAGGTAGCGAAATTACACCCGAGACTTATATCGAGTCAGTCATTAAAGACCACGTACAAGACCGAGGAATGTTGATAAACGTCAATGTTTTAGAAGGTAGTATATACAAAGACGTTAAGGAATATCAGCATACACTCATCAACCATATAGCAGTCGAGGAACTAGAACGTGAAATACTCGAGGCTAAAATGTGCAGTAGTGGCACGTGTGAGGATTGATATGCGACTCACAAAAAGAATTAACCGAAAGGAATATGTGATACTCGCATGGACTAAAGACGAAGTGATAATGCAGAACGTGTTAGACGCGAATGACATCATCACGAAGTCACGGCGTACAGTGTATGGTATTCGTAGACCCACCCACTAACATTGACTAAGATGTTAAAGTGTGTTATACTGTATCATATGGTGGTAAAGCGTATTAAAGAGTGTAGTAATTAAATTCAAAAAAGTAATATATTGACAAAGGAGAATGGAAATGGAAACATCAACGACTGTTAGTCAGCCGACTAACAATGCACCAAGCATAGCGTCATCAGCTATGTTAGTAGAACTAAACATATCTTTGTGGACAGGACGCAAGTTTGATAAAAGCGTATCACAAGAGATTGACACTCAAAAGCATACAACGACAAGGGCAGGCAATTATCATAAGAAGTTATTTGCCGACGAACCTAAGTTTGAAGCTATCAATAAGTTTGCAGGCTCAGCTAGAACTGCACACTATTACCAAACTATGCCATGGTCAGACAGTGGACTACGACTACTCACTACACCTTTATTCTTTGAGTATAATAAAAAGATGACGGAAGCCGACGCCGAATTCAATCGATTGGTTAGTGAGTTTATCAATGACTACGACAACATGATTGCACGTGCGCATGGGAAACTAGGCAACTTGTTTAATCCCGAGGACTATCCCGATATATCTGAAGTCTCAGCGAAGTTTGCATTTAGATTGAAGTATAGCCCTGTACCCGAAGTGGGGGACTTTAGGGTTGATGTGGGACAGGACGCACTCAAACAACTTAACGAGAGTTATGCCAACTACTATGAGGAACAACTGCATAACGCTTATAAAGATGTATGGCAGAGAACTTATGACGCATTGAAATCTATGAGTGAGAAGTTAGCAGGCGATAACAAGCAGATATTCAGAGATACACTTGTCACGAATGTGACTGGCATCGTCGAATTACTCGACAAGTTTAATGTGACGAATGATGACGCTATGCGTAAAGCTAAGTTAAAAATTACTGACGCATTAAAAGGTATTACACCCGACGCACTACGTGATGATGACTATTTACGTCATGACACAAAGCGCAAGGTTGATGAGTTATTAAAAGAGTTTGCATGGTAGTACGTGTTAGTCCGACGACTAACTTAATTTTAAAATGGAGACATACATGAAACAATCAGCAGAAAGTTTATTTGCACAATCTATTGACGAGTGTGCAGACAGTATCTTAGCAACAGGACACAAGGTGACAACATTGGTACAAGGTCATATGGGTACAGGCAAGTCAAGTATCCTAAAGATATTGGCAAGTAAATTGCCCGACCATATCCCATGTTATTTTGATTGTACCACTAAAGACTTAGGTGATTTGATGTTGCCGAAAATAGTAAGTGATGACACTCAAGACTATGTGAAGTTTGTACCGAATGAAGAAATGGGTATGCACCATGATAAGCCCATCATCTTAATGATTGACGAGTTTGGTAAAGCGAACCCATCAGTTAAGAATGGCATGATGCGAATTATGTTAGAAAGAACAATGGGGAATAAGAAATTGCACCCCGAGTCTATCGTATTTGCAACGACTAATCTTGGCACAGAAGGTGTTGGTGACTTACTTATGCCCCACCATAGAAATCGTATCACAGTTATACGTATGAAGAAACCAACTGCAACTGAATGGATAGAAAATTATGCGTTCAATGCAGGAATACACCCATCACTTATTATGTGGGTCAAAGAAAATGGTGAACAACTATTTCAATCGTATGAGGAAGTCGATAAACCCGACGACGAAGTAGGTGGTAATCCGTATATCTACCACCCACAGGCTCAACGTCCTGCGTTCTTTACGCCCCGTTCAGCCGAGTTAGCGTCTCATTGGTTATGGGCTAAGGACAAGTTAAGTCACAATGCCTTGAAGTCCAACTTGATTGGTACTATTGGCGCACGTGGTGGCGCAGACCTAGATGCATATATCGAATTGGTTGACCAACTTCCAACACAGGAAGATATTAAGACGAAACCACTCGAAGCTAAAGTTCCAGAGTCATCATCAGCAATCGTCATGATTGTGTATCGAGCATTGGCAACTATGAACAAAGACTTCATTGACTCGTTTATGGTATATCTAAACAGACTTGATAAAGAAGCACAAGCCTTGTTTGCTATGCAAGTACGTAATCCTAAGTATCAGAAACAAGCAATCGTCATGAGTAATAAGAAGTTTACCGAATGGTGTATTGCTAACAACTTTATGTTTAGTGCCGATAAAAAATAATGTTAGTCGACCGACTAACAACTAGGAGAATGATATGTTAAACATAGGTAAAACTTTAACGGCAGAACAACGCTTGTATAAAGCAACGACCGACATCATAGGTCGAGATGAGTTTGTAGCACTTGCAGGGGTACTGATGATTGGTAGTAAGAAGGTGGTAGATGATGTACCTACTGCATGTACCAATGGCAAAGATGAAATGTATGGCAGAGCATTTGTAGATAAGTTAAGTGATGCCGAATTCAGATTTGTTATGCTACATGAGTGCTATCACAAGATGTACCGACATCTTAGTACATGGCAACATCTTAATCAGATAGACTCTATGCGAACTAACCAAGCATGTGACTATGTGATTAACCTTAAACTTGCAAACACAGACGCATACAAGAGTCAGTGGATTAAGATGCCACAAGGTGGACTCATGGATAGTAAGTACACCAACATGAACACAGACCAAGTATTTAAACTACTAGAGGATAGTGGTGATGATAGTCAAGGGCAAGGTCAAGGTAAGCAAGGTGATGGGCAAGGTTTCGATGAACATGATTGGGCAGGTGCTAAAGAACTATCGAGTGATGAAGCCGAAGCCCTAGCACGTGAGATTGATGAAGCAGTACGTCAAGGTGCAATCATGGCAGGCAAGATGGGTACGGGTGGACTACGTGACTTAAAAGATTTACTCGAGCCTAAGAAAGATTGGCGCGAACTCTTACGAGACTTTGTATCTACCACGTGTGCAGGCAAAGACTATTCGACATGGCGCAAACCTAATCGACGATACATAGGTTATAACATGTTAATGCCAAGTAGTATCAGCGAGTCAATTGGTGAGATAGTCGTAGCAATCGACACGTCGGGTTCAATCGGCGAGAGAGAACTACGTGCATTTCTTTCAGAAGTCAAGGGTATATGTGATAGTGTCAAGCCAAGTAAGGTACGTGTACTTTATTGGGATACCGAAGTATGTGGTCACGAAGTATATAACCAAGATAAGTTAGACAACTTACCTAAAGCTACTAAGCCGAAAGGTGGTGGTGGAACTATGGTCGAGTGTGTGCCAAGCTATATGAATGAGCATGGCATCAAGCCCGAATGTGTAGTGGTATTGACAGACGGACACTTGGGCAACTCATGGGGTACATGGAGTGTACCATTGATATGGTGCATACAAGGTAATAAACGTGCGACACCTAATGTGGGTGTGGCAGTACATATTGATTAACACGTTAGTCGGCAGACTAACATAA